GCCGCCGCAAATAGACCGAAATCTGCTGAAAAACACTTGGCGAAGAGGCTGCGCTTTTGTATGGGTCTATTCCAAGTGGTCCCGTAGCTCAGCAGGATAGAGCACCAGATTCCTAATCTGGGGGTCACGCGTTCGAATCGCGTCGGGATCACCAATCAAATCAATGACTTAGTAAAGCATGCGTTCCCCGGCATTCCCCGGGCGTTCCCCAATTATGTTTGCGGAACGTTCTTCTGGCCGCGGTGAGCGACTCGCAGTTCGGCGACTTTCTGTGTCTTCTCAAGCGTTTTTCTGTTGTAGCGCTGCGTCGTCTGCGCGTTTTTGTGGTTGGCGTGATGGCGCAAGTGTTCGAGGTCGGCGCCCGCATCGGAGCCTTCCGTCACACCGCCGGCGCGGCTGTCTCGGTTCCACACGTTGGTCGGTACGCCGGCTTCGGTCGCGATCTCGCGCCACTTCTTCGAGAAGAACCGGTACCGGTAAGGCATGCCGGTCGCCTCGCATTTGATCATCGGCCCGACGCGCTTCTCTGGCGGCACCTTGTCGATCATCTCGCGCAGGAACGGATAGGCCATAGTGTCGTGCTCGGCGACGACATCATCCACCTTGCTCGTCGTCTTGAGCAGGATGCCGTTCTCGTCGATGTCGGACCACAGAAGGCCGTCACGCCAGCGTTGGTCGCGATCGACGATGCCGCCGGCGTTCGCGTCGGTGACCTTCTCCCACCGGCCGATAACGTCGATCTGGCGCAAGGTGAGTTCGAACTGAAGCGCCTGGGCCAGAGCGATCGACAGCAGCCCCTTCTCGACGGCCTTATTGCAGATCGCCTGCGCCTGCTCGAACGTGATCGATGCCGTGCGTGCCTTCGGCGACGAGAATTCCATCTCTCCGAGGATCGCCGCCAGACGGAAACATTCGGTGATGTTGAGCACGACGCCGAACCCGATGACGATGCGCAAGAGCTGCATGGCCTTGTAGGCACGGCGGACGCGCTCACCGTTCGGTGGCAGGATGATGCCCTTTGCGGCCAGCTCGGCGCGCCGCTTGGCCTTCTTCTCGTTGTCGACGGCAGGCTCCTTGAAGTTCGCATACCAGCGGATGAAATCGAGACCCGTCAGCTTCTCAAGTCGACGGGTGCCGACGGTCTTTTCCAGCAAACCAAGGCTCTCGTCGTACATCGCTTTCGTGTTGCTTCGGATCTTGGTGTTGTAAGGACTTTCCGGAGTCTGCTGATAGAGCCGGATCAGAGAACGCAGGGTGCCGTCATAGCCGCGCTTCCCGTCGGCGCCGTGGCCTGACAGCCATTCCTTGAACTCGGCTTGCAACACTCGGCACTGCGCGGCGATCTCATCTTCCGTGCCGTGCAGGCGCTTCGTTTTCGTATGATATTCCTTGGCTTTGGGTGACGAGGATTTCGCCACCCAATAATAGGCGACACCATCGGCGCGCCTTCGGACTTTTAGGCCAGGTGCACTTACCATTTCTCTTCTCCATCTAAGCCGGGATTGGCTTGCGAAACTGATGATGCTGCGAGTCCGTACCTGCGATCAAGAAAAGCTTGGCAGGCAGGCCAGTAGCGGCGGTTCTGAAAGAGAGGATCCGGCGCCGGGAAACCGGACTTCTGAAGCGCAGGCAGCGCCGTCATCAGCAGAACCGTGCTGATCCCCATGCGCTCGGCGAGCTGCGCGTCTGTCAGGAAAAGCGCGCTTGCTTTCGTCACGATCTTGCCCCCGCACTTTCCCGCGCCAAATATTCGCTATGGCTAATAAGATTGAAAAAGGAGACACGGTGAAGGTCGAGGGCCGCGTCTCTAAGGTCTGGGAGAACGGCCGCGTGAGCCTTTACTTGCCCGGGCTCGTCTACCCCGTCACCCTTGATGCCGAAGACATCGACGAGGTGGTCAAGGCGCCGAAGGAACCGATGGCGAGAAACAGGCGCAAGCCGCTCTATGACAAACCGACGTGAGGTCATTTCGCCTCACCCCCGAGCCCCGAGAGGCCATTAACCAAGCCTCGCGTGATTTCCGCGGGCCAGCCCAGAACAATCGTAAGCTTCTGCCATTCAGAGCGATCTGCGTACGGCTGAGCAGTAGCTATACCCACGCCTACCATGATGTAGATGAACCACCCGAGCTTCACTGCGTTTTCTCCGCGTCGGTTTCGTCGGCCTGGCGCTGTTCCGCCTTTTCGAGATAGGTGCAGATCGCCGCGCGAAGGCCGGACTCCGTGCCGCCGTGAGCTTCCCAGTAGGCGTCGAACGCTTCGTGGAATGCCTGTTCGTCGAGGGCGCGAGAGTGAACGGTCATCGGCTTAGCCCCTGCTGACGGTGATTGAGCGTGCCGTTGCTGGCCTGATCGGGAACGCTGCGGACCTCTGCCGCCTCCTCCCGCTCGATCAGGTCGGTGTAACCGTGCTCGATGTCGGTCGCGATGCCGTCGGCGTCGTAGAGGTAGCCGTCATCACCGCCGTCGGTCGCGATGATCTCGGCTATCGCGTCCATGACCACGCGGCCAAGGCGCTGCAGGGAGTCGCGGTGCTTCCGAGCATCGGTGTTCTCGATGAACTCGCGGTCCGCGTCGTCGACAGCCTTGCGCATCGTCTGGAAGGAACCGGCGATGAAGAGGCGCTTGTTCACGGCAGCAGCCTCCTCGCCAGCTTCCGCAGCTCGGAGATGATCGTGGTCTGATCCATGCGGCGGATCGCTTCACGGCGCAGCTGCTCGTGGATGTCCTCGCGCTTCAGGCGGACAAGGATGTCCTTCGCCTTGGCGTTCGGCGCTTGCGATTCCAGAAAAGCGATCATCTCCGAACGGTTCACGGTCACTCTCCGTCGATCAGGCCTTGGACATAGGTGTTGGTAGCGTCGGCGTCGGCCTCGTCCTTCAGGCGCATCGTGTGTGCGCGCAGGATCGATTTAGCCGCCTCGGCGGTGGCTTCGTTCGCGCCGGCAAACCGCGGCTTGAACTCCTCATGAGAGGAGATCAGATCCTCGCGCGAAATCTCGCCTGCAAGCTTCTGGTGATACTCAGTCAGCAACGCGCGATCATGGGTGGGGGCCGGTTCCTGGGAGGAGGAGAGCGGACCGGCCCCCGTATCAACCTGCCGGGAGGAGGAGGCAGGCCGATCTTGTGATGTGGTCTCGCCGCGCGCCCAGGCGCGTAGCTTCCGGCCGCACTCCTCGTCGACGCGCTTGCCGGCGGGGAAGAACGGAAGGTGCTGGCTCTGGATCTTGCCGTGAACGGCCTGACCGTCCTCGATGAGCGGCACGCCGGGATTGTCGGGCGTGACCGTGAAGCTCATTGTCATTTCGTACATGAACCGCTTCTCGCAGATCGGCACCCAGCCGGCGCTTTCGATCGCGGTCTTCTCGCGGTTCGATCGCTCGTCGAAAACCTTGACGAACTTGATCTTCTCCTCGGCGCGAAGGCAGAAGATGATGTACGCGCGCACCTGGCGCAGCGGCGACATGAGCCGGGTCTTGTGGCGGGTCTTCGGCACCTTCCACGCCGGGGCGTTGAACTTGTCGATCTCCCATCCCTCGAGGCGGTCGTATGGCTTGCGGGCGAGACGGGCCACTTCCTCGTCGTGCATTTCCTGCAGCCCGCCAACGCCTTCGTATTCGTCGGACGTGCTGTCGATGATGATGACTTTCGCCCCTGCCCTCTCCGCCTTCTGGATCGCCTCGATGTAGGCTTCCGGCGTGAACGGCGGCTTCATGTCCATGTGCTTGAACTTGAACTGGTCGGCGTAGTGCAGCATGCGCTTCGCCTCGGTGTCGATGGCATAGATCGGTTCGCCCTGGGCGAGGCCGGTTGCCATCTTCAGCGCGGAAAAGGTCTTGCCGCTGCCGGATGCGCCGGCGATGGCGATCAGGAGGCTGGTGTCGTCGCGTACGGCGTCCACGAAATCATTCATGCTGCGATCCGATCGATATTGTCTTTGATGACAGTGAAGGTGTAGGCGGCAACCCATGGGTTTGCTTCCCATGCGCCCCGGCCATTGATGCTGTCCCAAAGCATGCGATAGCTGGCAGACGCCGTCTCCGCGTACTGCGCGGGAACCTCACGCCCGTTGGAGATGGTCGTCATGAACGTCGTGATCCCGTAAGGGAACCAACCTTGATGAAGGGGCTCGACGCCTTCCGCTCGCGCGTCGGACTCACTGATGTCCTGCAGGCGCTCTACGCGAACGTCGCTGACAATCAACGTGAGGCGCGATGCCCAACGAGGCATGTGCATGGCTTGACGGTGGCGACCGTCGCGCTGCATGGCAGGGAACCCATGCGTCATCAGAGCGCCATCGGCCTTGAACTTGATCGGCTCTTCCCCGCCCATTTCGGAAGGCGATAAGTCGTCGTAGTGATGCTCTGTGCACCAATGCTCACGCACCCACAGCCGGTCGCCTCGGCTGATCTTCACCGGAACCTCGCCGCCGAAGTTGCCGAACTTCGTCCGACGCTCGAAGGCATGATACGGTTCACCGCCGAACGGCCGGATAGTCTTCCGTATGATCGTGACTCCTGCCGGTGGTTGATCTTTGCAAAGTCGCCTCGTCTGCGTCTTGCGTCCGTCGAGCAGCGCACGGACCATCGGGGCGGAGAAGAGAATTGGACGGTCAGCCATTGGAGCGCACCTCCGGGAATTCGTTGTGCTCGACTCCGTCGAGTAGGCGGCCGGAACGTTTCTTGCCGACGCGGCTATAGATCTCGCCGTTGACCGGTCGATAGCGCTCGGGGTCCCTGCCGAAGGAAAGCAGGTTGGTGCTCTCGTCTTCGAGCATCTGACCCCAGGCAAGCCACTCGCCATTTTGTTTGTGGTGATAAGGCACGCCGGCGTGGATCGCCTGATCGCGCAAGCTCCTCGTCCACGCGATTTCCGTAATGCGCGCCTTGTGTCCGCCCTGGTCGGTCTCGCCGCCGGTGATGACCCAATCTATTGCGTGGATCATCTGGAATAGGTCGATCGGCCCGAGAAGAGGTTCGCACGACAGGAACGAGAACAGCGGTCGCGTGACGGCTTTCGCCTCGATCAGCGCCGGGACATTGATGCTCGCTCGCTTCTGATCCTCTATCGTGGTGCCGATCGCCGCATTGGTTGGCAGTCCACCTGCAGCCTCGGCCAGCTTCACGATGTTCTGAGGGCGCTTCGTGAGCAGCAAATAAACGAGGCGCGGAGTCCTGCGCATCACGTCGAAGGCGTTACGGCGCCACTCGGCCGGCACCTGATTGTCGAAGATGTCGGCGAGGCTGGCACAGAACACGAACGGGCGCTCGCCGTCCTTCTCAGCCTGACGATTCCAGCGGATCGGATCGTTCCACGTATGGGCACCGGTGCGGACGCGCTCACCGTGCGGGCCCCACTGCACCTTGCCATAGCGCTTGTCCATCAGCGCCTCGGCATAGCAGCCGTCGCATGCTGGCGAGACCTTGGTGCAGCCCATCCACGGATTCCACGTGTGGCGCGTCCACGAGATTGCAGAATTCTCGGCCATGATCTCCCCCTCAGAACTTGATCGAGACGTGCGGCACGTTGCCGGCGGCGATGGCGAGAATGATGTCCTTCGCCTGCGCCTCTTCGATGCCGACTTCCATGATCGCGGCCTTGGCTGCGCCCATGACTGTGGCGCGATGCGCGCGGTCTGCCTGGCGCTTGGCATCAGCCTCGCGCTGTTCCCGCTCAACACGTTCCTGCTCGGCCTTCTCGTGCTGCTGCCGCTGGCGTTCGGCCTCCGCGGCCTGCCGTTCGCGTTCAGTTGCCCGGCGCTCAGCTTCCTCGGCCTCTTTCTGCCGACGGGCCTCAGCCTCTTCCTCGCGGCGCTTCGCCTCTTCGGCCTCACGAGCTGCGCGCTCTTCCGCTTCCTTCGCTCGCTGCTCGGCGGCAGCACGCTCGCGGCGCTCGGCTTCGATCTTCTCCGCGGCTTCACGCTCCGCGCGCTCAGCGGCTTCCCTTGCGATCCGCTCGCGCTCTTCAGCCTGCCGCTTTGCCTCGGCCTCTTCGCGCTGCTTGCGCTCCTCGGCCGCGCGACGCTCCACCTCTGCGCGTTCCTCGGCGGCTTTCCGCTCGGCTTCCTGACGCTCGCGCACTTCCTTCTCGGCGCGAAGGCGGGCGAGCTCGGCGCGCTCCTCCTCCTCGCGGTTGAGGCGATCATGGGCGTCCTTCAGAATGGAAAGGGTGCGATCAAGCGCCTGGACCGCCTCGGTGTGACGGGACTGAAAAAGTTCCAGATCGGGCTTGATCAGGGCAATGCTCTCGTAGCGGTATTTCACGGATTCCGCCGTGTCGTCGAGCGAGACCTTGCTGCACGCGTCCATACGGTTGAAGAACCGTTCGACCTTGGCGAGCCGCTCTTCCTCCGCTTCCTCCCACTCGGTGAGCGGCGCGCGCACCTCGTCCTTCAGGGCGTCGAAGCGCTCGCGGATCTTGCGGCGGGATTCGTCGACGGCGTCGATCTTCGCTCGGGCTTCCGCGTTCAGCTTCTTCCCGGCCTCGTCGATCGCCGTCTTGGTGCGGGCGATCTTGTGCGCCATCGATTTGATGGCCTTGCGTCCCTTCTCGGTGGACAGATCGACGGGCAGCGCTTTGGCCTCGGCCTTCACGTGCTCGTAGAAGTCCTCGAACTTCTTGTCATCGATGAGGACGAGCGTGGGGTTTGCTTCGACCAGGGCGACAAGCGCGGTCGCAGTCTCGGTTTTGGTAACGTCCATCAGACGGGCTCCACAATAGCGGGGGAACGGTAAGGGCTGGTTTCGTAGAACGGCAGCGGATCGAACCCGAGGCCTTGCAGGTACGGGTCTTCGATCTCGCGGGCGAGCCAGTTGGTTTCGACGTAAGGGGGCATCTCGGCGCGCGCCGTACCCTTGGGATAGCCGGGCCACCAGTTCTCGGTCATGCACTTCCGCCAGAGCATGAAGGCATCGCTGACCATCTTCTCGCCGATCACGCGGCCGGCGTTGTCGATCTCCGTGACGGTGATCTCGAATGGCGCGAATTGCTCCTGCACGATGAAGAGGAACGAAAGCTTTTTCTCGTGCCGATCAATCTCCGGAAAGAGCTGGCGGGTTCCGCGACGGTAAAAGCCGTCTTGGAAATGATAGTTGTTGTTGAAGATCGCGCGATTGACCTGCGTCGGCGCGGCGCTCAACTCCGTCGTCTTGTAGTCGATGATAGTGATCCGGTCGGCCATGACGCTGATGCGATCCATGCGGGCGCGCGCCCAATGGTCTCCACACCGGTCTTTCCAAACCGCCGTGACTTCGTTGAAAGTCACTTCGTCGTCGACCGGGTTTGCCAGGGCGCGGATTGCGGCGTGTTCATTGTCGGCCAGTTCGCGCTTCGCCGTCTCGAACATGCCAAGTGCCGTCTCATAGTCCTTCACCAGCAGCGGGATTGCGCCGCGCTCCTGAGCCTCGTCGCGGTCCTGCTTCGCTGCCTTCTTCTTGAAGTCGTCGTAATTGAGAACGGCGATTTCCGTCGGCTGGCGCAACAGCAGGGCGTGCGCCGCAGATCCGATATCGCGAGTCCGGCTGTTACTTTCTTCTTCCTCGTCCTGCTTTGTCAGGCGCGGATGCGCAGCGAAGGCATGGCGCGGGCTCTGGATGATCAGCTTTTCGGCGATCGAGCGGCTGATGCTCGGCGTCGGACAAGGATCGGCGTGATAGCTCGCCTCACTCATGCGGTAGAGGCCGGGCCGGTCGACGGTTTCGGAGTTGATGAGTGTGACCATCACGCATCCTCCCGTCTGGCCGACTTCAACGCGACTGCTGCGGCGTCGATTGCGACGTTCGCGCACGGCGGGCACAGGTCGGTGAAATCAAGGCGACCTTTACCGCCATAGCTGTCGATGGAACGACCGCCCTCGATCTTGCAGGAGCCCCATAATTTCGGCTTGCTGTATTCGGGCGAGCTCCTGCCCATCATCGTATGGGCATCTTTCTCCGCGACGGCGCCGCAGTTGTCGCATTGGATCTTCGGTGTGATCTTGACCTCGGCCATAGGCTCAATCCCCGCTGTCCACGGTCATGTCGAGACCGCAGTGCTTGCAACGTGCGGGATGCCAGCCGCGGCGAGGATTGGCGTTGGCGCCGGCAACAGCTTCGTGCTTGCAGATAGCGAAGGCCATCACGCGCGGCTCAGGCGTGGGATAGCTGCTGCCGTAGCGCACGGCATAGCCCTCGCCGGTCAGGCCGCCTGCCTGGTTGTGCGACAGGAAGAAATACGTCCACTGCTTCTTGCCGTCGACGTTCGAATAGCCCCATCTCGGAGTCCAGCAGTGACCAACCGAAGCCAGATTGTTCAGGAACCGGAGGCCATCAACGTCCTCGACATTCGGGAGCGGGATCACGCCCTTGATGATGGGCGCCAGGTCTTCGTCGAGCGTGTAGAATTTGCGGGCAACGGCGTTCATGCGCGGCTACCTCCGTGGAGTCTTGCCGCAACGCCGTCGAGCTCTGCCGCGAAACTGCGCAGCACGTTCGGAGAAACAGGGGCGCCGGCCTTCATATCGATGACGGAACACATCGCTCCGATTACCGCCGTCGCGACGAGCGTCGGGTCCTCAGCATGTGCGACGAGGAAGAGCAGGCCTTTCAGATCAACGCCTGCCTGTCTGACGACTTCGATATCCATCATTAGACGCGCGCCTCCGCTGCAAGCTGGCGCTCGTACTGGCACATGGTCGCAGTGATGCTCAGGGCGAAGAAGCCAAGAGCGAGGATCGAAGCGAGAAGGATGATGGTATTGCCGCGGATCAGAAGGCTCTTCAGCAAGGCCCTCTGATCGGCGCTAAGGGACACGTGTGTCATGGCGCTCTCCTTTGGATAGGAGAACGTTACTCGAATTCGAGTTTACGTGTCAACTCGTTTTCGAGTTAATCGGTCACGTCAAACTCTTTGATCGGCTGAATGCCGAGTTCCTTTGCGATCTCGCCATAGGCGTACGAGCCTGTAGTCGCGGCCTTCACGCGCCAATCGAAAACGCGTGCACTTACATCCTTTTCAAGGCCCTGGACATATCGCAGGGCTTCTCCAACCGGCATATCTTTGGTCAGCTTTGGCGCGCACTTTTCGACGGCTCGCTTAGCTACGATTGAGGCCGTCTCGAAAGAGAATTCCGCGAAAAGCAGCGCGTGTGAATAGACGCACTGCCTGCGCTCGCGGGCGTCCCTCTTAATGCTCTCCAGCTCCTCCTTCGTGACACCCTCACTCGCTTGCGCGAGGAGAAGTACAGAGGAAAGAGCGAGAGCTGTGAGCATAGGCTATCTCTTTCGATAGCTTCCGACGACAAGGTGGCAGACGGGCCATTCCTTGCGGTCAAGGGTGAACTCTTCCGGCTCTCCGGCCGCCGGATTGTACTGCTTCAGGTGCCACTTCTCGGCCGTGACCCTCGTCAGCTTTTTCAGCACGGCAAAGTGCTCGCCGTTCACGTCGACAGAGCAGACAACCACCTCATCGCCAGCCGTGGGCGGGATGTTCGGGTGGATCAAGGCAAGGTCGCCCTGGCGGAATGCCGGCTCCATCGAGTCGCCGACGACGTAGAGCCCATATCCGTTCTTGGCGCGGGCAAGTGGCTCTGGTCTCTTCACGTAGTCGATGGGCTCTGCTGAAACGAGAAGGGAGTCGTCGATCGAGCCGCCTCGAACAGAGGCATAGATCGGTAGATCTGCACCACCGACGAGATCAGCTTTCGGAACGACGCGCGTTGCTTGCGTGGCCGCATTGGCTTCCGAGCCTGGGCTAAGCGGGAACTGGATGCCGAGTGCAGCGGCGACTTCAGGTGCAGAGCGGGAACGGGAAACAGCATCGCGCTCGATGCGATCGATTGACTGCTGTGTGGTGTGAGCGAGATCCGCAAGCTGCTGTTGCGAGAGTCCCCGACGCTCGCGTTCTTCCCGAACCATTTGTCCAAAGGTATTTTCCATCACTTTTTATTACCCGATTGCGGGTACTCAATCCAACTCGATTGCAAGTTACTCGATTTTGAGTTATCCGAGTAGAAATGCAAAAGGATGATCAGCACCCCGGAATAGTTAGGGCCATCGAGTTTTTCGGCTCGCAGGCCAAACTTGTTGAAGCGATCGGCTGCTTCTCTCAGCAGACGATTTCGAGAACGTTGAACCGCGACAACGAGCCTGATCCCAAGTTGGCCGTCGCGATTCACAACGCCACCAATGGCCAGGTTCCGAAGTGGTTGATCCGTCCGGATCTCTTCGAAGCCCCTTCCGTCGAGGTGGCTTGATGTCCGTACAATCGTCTCTTTTCGCGGACTCTGGATTCACCAAGCGCCGTAGCAGGATTCGGTGTGTTGACGCCGTGTGCGACATGGCGCGCCGTCTCTGGCCGTCGAAAACCGCCGTCAACCTTTCCAGCCGTGCCGAGATTTCCAAGCGTGCCGCCGAGCTGTGGCTTGAAGGCCGTACCGAGCCGGGCGCCGATGCCTTGGTCAACCTTCTCCGTTCCGATGCCGGCTTCGCGCTGCTGCAATCGATCATGGAAGGTTCCGGCACACGCTGGTGGAAGGAATTCGAGCGAGGCGTGCTGATCGCCGAGCTCGAGCAGAAGCAGGAATTCCTTCGCAAGCAGCTCGACCAACTCAAAGAAGGAATGAAGTAATGCGCGGTTTCGTCGCCGATCGCCTGCTTTGGGCGTCCACCTGCCTCTATCTGGGTTCTGTTTGGTGCAAGGACGCCGCGCTCGCGCTGCTGGCCCGCCGTCGTAAGTCGGGAGCGCGCTGATGGTCACTCTCGTCCTCATCACTGCGTTCATTCTGACCATGCTCATCGGGCTGATGTTCGCCGCGCTCGATGCGCAGTTCGGCGGCAAGTAGCCGTGAACGCCCTCACCTATTTTCGCCCAGTCTGTGACTGCGGCCTGTTTTTGAACGCCGGCCTGGTCTGCGAGGACTGCGGCTATGAGCCGGCGCAAACCGATCTCGATTGCCAGCACGCAATCGAAGCTACGCCGGGCGCCTCTCATTTCATCCGATCCACTGCCCGGCGGTTCAACCGTAGGAGCGATGGAAATGAAAGAAGAAAGTACCGTTGATATCGCCTCGGATACGCTCTCGGGCGATCTGCGCGACGTGATGCTCACTCACATCCGGACCATGGAAACGCCCTGGTCGAAGATGAGCGAGCGCCAGCAGCAAGACAAAATCTATGCGGTCGACAAGGCGGCTCACGACATCGTGCGGCGCGCCGTTCACATGATCGCAGCTGATCAGCGTGACGTGCTCGAAGTCAGCGTTGCGAAGTTCACCGTCGCCGACAAGATCAAGATGGATGTCGTCGGCAACGTCACCAGCCCCAACATCGAGACGCTCGCAGATAACCGCGGTCGTTCGGCGCTGCTGATCTTTGTTTCGCCGGCTGACTATTTCGGCGAGCGCGAGGAGGCCAAGGCCGATCCTGATCAGCCTGCCATCCCGTTCGACGACGATGAAGACGAGGATGCGGCCGAACCGGTCGCCGAGACTGAGGCTGAGGCGGAAACCGACGAACTGCCGGAAGTCGATCCGGCTGACGTTCCTGTAGCGGCGGAATAGTCCATGTTCCGCGCCGCTGTCATCAGCCTCAACGCCAGCGGAGACGGGACCGGCATCAAAGCCGGTCTTCGTGGTTCCGCAAAGGCACCCGCAAAGTTGACGCTTATCGTCAACACCTCTGTCGCAAAACGCCTCGGCTGGTTGGCCGGGGGTAAGCTGGAAGTCCTGCTCGGTGAAGCCGATCATCATGGCCTCATCCGCGTGCGGAAGAATAACAGCGTCGGGCTCGCCGTCGTCGAGAAGAAGGGCAACGGCAAAGTCGAATACTTCTCGATCCGGCTCGGCCACCAGGCGCTCTACGTCAACCGCTCCGAAGCTTCTCGTTGGTGCCAATGGGATGAGGTCGACGGCTGGCTTGAAATCAAGCTTCCTCGTTGGTCGCTCGAAACCAAGCCCGGCAAGGGCAAAGCCGAAGAGCCTGCTATTGCCGCCCCGATCCGTTCTCGTCCGAGCGGAAATAGCGTCACCTCCTCGCTCATGGGCGATCCACCTCCCGGCCGCTCCGCTCTTGCACAGCGGGGTGCCGAGTAATGACGGCGCGGATCAGGTTCACCATTCCTGGCGACGTTGTTCCCTGGGCTCGTGCTGGCGGCGGTAAGACCGTCGTCAAGTTCACGCCTAAGCGTCAGCGCGACTACATGGGCATGATCCGCGCCGAAGCCCACCGGCAAATGAAAGCGTTCCCGGGCCCGCTTACTGGCCCGCTCCAACTCAAAATCGCTGCTGTCTACCTTTGGCCCAAGTCCACCACGAAGGCGCGCATCGCCGCTGCCGACGGTGCTTGGAAGACGACGAAGCCCGACAGCGACAACATCACCAAGATCATCAAGGACGCTCTGAACACCATCGCCTACGTCGACGATGCGCAGATCTCCTTCTCCACCTGCTGGAAACTCCTCGGGCCGAAAGCCGGGCTCGTCGTCGAGGTCATCAGCCTCGAAGGCGTTCCTGCGCCCGCCATCAACCTGTGAGGCAACTATGAGCGAATGGACTGAAGAACGCATTGAGCAGCTGAAGCAGCTTCAGAAGGCTGGTTACAGCGCTTCGCATATTGCCTCACGGCTCGGTGGTGTCAGTCGCAGCGCCGTTCTCGGCAAGTTGCACCGTCTGGGTATCGATCCGGTTCCTAAGCCGAAGGCCGCCGCTAAGACGCGCGCTGCGAAGCTGACGAAGCCTAAGCCCATGAAGACGCCAGCACTGCCGCAGCTGAAGCCCGCCACGCCTGAACGGTTATTGCCGCGCGACTTCGCTGATGTCGTTCGACCGAAACCATTCCTGAAGCGCATCATGGATGCCGATTGGAACGGCCGGCATGAATGCCGCTGGCCTGTCGACGGCGACAAGGAACACACGCGGTTCTGCTGCCATCCCGTTTCCGGCGAGTCCTCCTATTGCGAATACCACCGCCGTGCAGCTCGCGGCCACGGTACCGAAAGCGAGCGCCGTGTTGCTCCGATGCCGGTTAAGCGGGTGGCGTGATGGGAAAACGCTCCTCGTTCGTCCGCCTCGAGCGCGATGCCTATCAGACCATCGATCCGCGCGCCGTCGACAAGCTGATCCCCCACCTACGCGGCGTGAAGTCCTTTGCCGAGCCCTGTGCCGGTGAAGGCTTTCTCGTCGGCGAGCTGCAGCGGCATGGCCTCATCTGCGCCTATGAAGGCGACATCACGACAGGCCTCGACGCTCTCGTCCACCCTTTCGACGAGGAAGCTGTCTTCGACGCCATCATCAGCAACGTGCCGTGGAAACGCGACATCCTGCATCCGATGATCCAGCGCTTTCAGGCGATAGCGCCGACGTGGCTCCTGTTCGATGCCGATTGGGCCCACACCAAGCAGGCCGCTCCGTTCCTCGATCAGTGCAGCCACATCATCAGCGTCGGGCGCCTCAAGTGGATTCCCGGCTCTCAGCATACCAGCAAGGACAATTGCGCCTGGTACCGCTTCCACGCTCAACACGTCGGCGGTCCGCGCTTCATCGGGCGTGAGGTGGCGGCATGAAGTGCGAATTCGTCGTGGGCCAGAAAGTCGTCTGTATCAATGATGATTGGGGGTACTTCCACTTCGGGCCTTATTCGATCCCAGTTCGCGTTCCGATGCTGAACGAGGTCCTGACGGTCAGTGGGTTTTCCGTCAGATCCGATGGCGTCGTTTGCCTGTTTTTTAATGAGATCGAGGCTCGGCAAGTGGACGGCCCGCTGTCTGCCGAGATTGGCTACGCTCACTATTGCTTCAGGCCCCTGAATACGCGCAAGACGGACATCTCAATTTTCAAGGCGATGCTCAATCCGGCGGGAAAGGTTCTCACCGATGCTTGATGCCGTCTCCTTCCATGCAGTTGTCCGTTACCTCGAACGCGTGCTGGAAATGCCTGTCGCCGAATGGCTGGCGGGACATGAGACGCTCGACGCTCGCCAGCAGGCGGAAATCTGCTGCGCGCGTGCTGGCATGGCTGTGGCCGCGATCCGGCAGGCAATCTTGGTGCGGCCGGTCCTGCTCGCCGTCTCAAGCGGTTTCGGCCAGGTCGTGGTTCGTCATGAGGGCTTAGCCTACATCGTGCGCAACGGCGTCGTGGCGACCATCGTCACCGCACGCATGCGTGACGAGCGCACCGCCCGCGCGAACAAGATCAAAGATGTCAGCCGCACGGAAGCACGCCGCAACATGACGCGCCGTCACCGTCGCATGCGGAAGTGAGGGCCGATGCCGGTTAGCGCTTCCACACTCGCGAAACTCATGGCTGCCGGTCTCTCCGGTCAGGATCTTATCGATGTCGTGGCATCGATCGATGCTGACATGGAAACATCTGCGCCAATCAAGTCTCGCTCTGCCGGCGCAATCCGTCAGGAGCGCTACCGCAACAGGAAAGCGTCACAAAGCGTCACAAGTGACGTAACGCGTGACGTAACAGAAGGTAACGCCGCCCTTCCTCCTTCCCCTGGCCCCCTTGATCCCCCCTCCCAGACCCTCCCCCCTATAATCCCCCAAACCCCATCCACCATCCCGGTAAAAAAACGCGCGAGCCGGCTCCCGGCCGACTGGGTTCTGCCGGCAACGTGGGGACGGTGGGCGCTCGATCAGGGCCATTCCGAAGCCAAGGTACGGCTCGAAGCCGACAAGTTCCGCGATTTCTGGGTGAGCAAGGGCGGCAAGGACGCGGCAAAGCTCGATTGGGAGGCGACCTGGCGGAACTGGATCCGCAACTGCAGCGGCTCTCGCGGGCCGCCGCCGGCCATCGGCGACGACGGATTGGCCCGGGACGCACAAGGCCGGGTGAACATGGCGGATTTCACGTCGAAGATTTTGGAACAGGCAAGGCAGCTCGAAGATGACCCCAACGGACGCACGATTGAGACCAGCTACGAGCGTGGAACTGGCAACAGAGCTCAACAAGCTCTTCCGCTCCCTCGAACTGAAGAGCGGTAGCCCTGAGCAGAAGATCGAGGGTTACCTGATCGCTCTGACCGGCGCCTCGCACTACGCGCTCACCACGGCAATCTCGAAGATCATTCGGGGCGAAGTGCCGGATCTCTCCCGCAAGTTCTGCCCGACTCCTCCGGAGCTGGGCGCCGTCGTTCGCGGCGAGATGGAATTCGTGCAGAAGCAAATCGCCCTGGCGCACGAGCGCATGGCGATCGAGGACAAGCGGCCGGTTGCGGTGCCTACCAAGCTGCTGCACGAGCGCGTTGCCGATGCTGATCGCAGGATGGCCGAAGAGGGCCGCGCGCTGCTGTTCAAGGTAGTTTCGCACGGTGACATGCTCTCTCGCCGTCGCGAGATGCCGTCCGGCGCCACTTACATATCGATCCTCGGCGCGGTTTACGGTCCGCCCGGCTCTGCGTCTGCCGCCGATCCTCCTCAGATCGAGGATGATATTCCGTGGTGAGACGATGCAAGATGATGCGGGAATGATGCACGATGAGACACCTAGTGAACCTCAAGAAATCTGAAATCTACGTGTCGGCCCGCGATGTCATGGACCGTTACGACATTTCCCGCGCCACGCTCGATCGCTGGATCAAGAAGCGCGGTTTCCCGGCGCCTCGCGTGATCGTTGGTAAGCGCCATTTCCTTCTGTCGCAAGTCGACGCATGGGATGTGGAGCAAAGCGGCGTCGAGGCGGAACCCCAAGGCGAAATCGCCTTCGGCATGCCTATCGTCTCGGGCCTGATCCAGAATTACGACGATCTGGTTACCGCGATGGTCGAACGCCGGAAGGAACTCGGCATATCCTGCATCGAGCTCGACGCGCTGTCAGGCATGCAAGAAGGCTACGCGAACAAGCTGGAAAACTGGCGGAAGCAATACGGGCGCGGCATGGGGCCTGACACGTTCCCGCTCTGGCTCGGCGGGCTTAGGCTCGGCCTCGTTCTGGTCGAGCTGCCGCGCCGGCCGCGGAAAAAGCGACCCCAAGTCAGCGAATGACCTCGACGGGGCCACCCCATAGCAATTCTGGGGTACCGATCGGGGGCTGCGTCCAGTAATCGCGGCAACGATCATGAACGTGATCGATAAGGTACCCGGGAACGTGGTGCAAAATATCCATATCAGCGAGATGATGCGGATCAGCCGGGTTTAGAGGTTGCACTTCATACACATTCGTCTGGCCACCGATGGTGCGTTGAAATGCCAAGGCGTGGCCGCGTGTCGGGAACAGAAAAACGATGTCTGTTCGGCTCGGAGCGTCTGGTGCATAGAAACGGCGGGCCACCTCCAAGGCTCCTTCCCACATAATGTTGACAAGGTCGCTTGGCTGGTATCCTCCCATGGGAGGGACGTGGGGGCTGGTAATTCCCCTTACCCTGCGGCCCCATACGCCAGGATTTATCACTTCCCCAACGTTCCATGCCCGACTGCTTACGTGAAAGTACATTGCCCCTCCCTTAGAGATCTAATCAAGCGGCTGACTGAGCGGCGCCGGCGGCCGAAGCCGCCTACTCCCTTTCGTTGACTCGGATTACCGGTTTCGTGCGCTTAAATCGAAAGGGGCCCGCAGTGTTTATGCTGCATGAGGGGCATTCGTAGACCGGATTGACGGATCTTTTTGTGTGATCTTCAATCGTTCCGACCGCGAGCATGATGACCGGCGGGAACGAGCATCTGCAGAGCTGATAGCCGAGTGCATGTGCGATCTGGGCTTCAGCGATGGCTATCTGCTTCTCGGAACTCTCGATTGCAGCGGCCGCCGCTGCCTTCCTGTCATCCGGCAACAGATCCTTGGCATCCTTAAAGACGCCGAGCAAATCACGCACCGAGTCGAATACAGATTTTGCCGCACCGGCTCCGCGAACTATTGCTTCAGGATCGAATTCCATCATCATTCCCCTCCAGAAACCTATTTCGATCAATCCGTCTTCATCGTGATGTTGACCGGCCGCGTGATCACGAGCGATGTCGTCAGCCAGTCGAATTCAACACCGATCGACGCAGCGGCGCACGCCATCGTGTATCGCCTGCGCGCCATCGGATCGATGTCCTTATTCGCCCGCTCGAAGTCCTTTATCGCTGCAGCGCTGAAGCCTATCAGCGGCGCCAATTGCTCCCGCGTCAGCTCCATGACCTCCTCGCGCCACCATTTGCATTTCACATGCTCCGGTGCGTCGGCTGTTGGTCTTTCCATGCGGGGCTTGTCCTGGGGGCTGGCGTCCTCGGCAACATGCATATTTCCGGTTACCGTGTCCATGGTCAGTGCTGCACCTGATATTCAGCGGCCAGCTCGTCGAGCCAGGCCATTCCCTTTCGCGCCATCGCGCGGTGCTTCTCACACGCTGTCTCGTGTCTGCTCGGAGATATGGCGCCAGCTCTTCCACAGCCGCGATATCGCGATTTCTAGGGCTTCGTCGAACGACTCCCACTGACCGTGGAACGGTCCGCCGTGGCCGCAATAGCCGCCGAAGTTGTCGCGGGTCGTATAGGACCATGTGCCGTCGTCGTTGCGCTTAATGCCGATGTGTCCATAGCTCCAACCCTTCTTGTCCAGCTCGATCTTAAACCAAGTGGGCTCGGTGCTTACCGGCGCCGGCGGTGGGTCGAAGAAGTTGAATGAAAGCTGGCTTACGGATGTACGCGCCATTGCTCTATCCCTCGGTGCGGTGGTAAAAGCGGGCATCCTTTCTGTGAGGATAGCCCTTCGGGGCGGGGCGCGGGTGCTGGCGAAACTCCCGCGCCTTTTTCGTGTCAGGCTGCGCGCTGCAGCGATGCGAGATGACGCTCGCGCAGGATCTTCTTCGCCGCGTCTTCCCAGTAGCGCAGCGGGTGCCCGCGCCACTGTCCGCCCGCGCTTATCGTGTATTTGTCGCCATAGCGGCCGAGGAACTGACCATCATAGAACAGCGACACTTCGCCCTGCGTCACACTGAATTGGTGCACCTGCACCTCAAGCTTCCGGCGATCGAAGTATGGCGCCTGCTCGATGTATGAGGCCTTCTCCTTGTTCCGCTCGATCGCTGCGGACAAGCGCTCGATCAGCTCGGCGTCATCGGTGACGATGTTGAACACGTGGCTGTAGTCGACGAAGTTGCCAAAGAAGGACACCGTGCCCTTCCCATAGCGCCCCTCGATCCCCGCATCGCCTCGCGTCACGAAGTCGCCGTATGCCTCGAACAGGCGGTGCAGCGTGTACACCTCGAGCGCTTCAAACAGTGCCTCGATGGGCTGAGCAAGTCCGCCGCCGTTGCTGCGAATGATCGTCGTCATGTGAAATCTCCGTTCTGTGAGGTTGTCGGGCTGGCACCCGCATAACGGCCCGAAGGCCCTTGCGCTGGTGTCAGGCCCAATCAGCCCTGCATTTCGCGGCGATAGAGCGCGGCCGTCATGAGGCAATCCCGCACGGCTTGTACGAATTCCTTTCGGTAACGCCTCGACACCTTTCCAGCACGAAGCGATCGCATATACGCGTTGGCCTGATGCTGCGCACGTACCATTGCCAGCCGAAAACCGGCAACACGGTCGCACTGGCGCTCCGAAATCCGGCGGCCACCATCGAACGCTATTTCGCGCTGGAAGGCTTCAAACATACGCTGAGTAAGCTTCTTGTTCATCGTCGCCTCCCCTCAGTAACCGAGCCAGGCGAACAGGTCGCCAGCGTCGGCCATGATCACCTGCGATGGCAGGCGGTTCGGGTAGTGATCATCGAAGAACTCTTTGGGGTCCGTGCTGTGCTGATCGCAGATGCGATTGACGGACGCGATGGAGATGCGGATCGCATCGGGCGTGCCGCGCAGCTCAAGGGCGTCTTCAGCGGTAAAGCGGGTCATGAGGATTGTCCTTGTCTGTGAGTGAGTGAAACCGGCTGGCATCCGGTAGACACACACCACCACAACGCCGCGAATCTGTCAATAGGCATGGGTGTTAACTATCCATAAAAGCGGCATATAGGGGTGTTCACCACCCTCTCTACATGATGCACGATGAGACACTAGGGGTATTAAACACCCCTCAAACTGTTTAAAGGAAATCATGCGAACTTTAAGTGTCTGACATCACAGCATAAAAACTCTGTGCTTTGCGTCCCTTTCTCCACAGGTGCTTATATCGCGCGGCGGTTCCCCCTTCTCCCCTTGCTCCCATCCTCTCCTCCCTTCGGTCGGGACAAGATCGGACCACGACAGAGCACGAAGAAACAGCGATGGTCATGCCCTCCAAGCAGAGCGTTCAAGCTCATGCACAGGCCGCTCAGAAAGCAGCCGCCTCCCTCCGCAAAGAGAAAAAAGAGATCGTCCTCACCGAGAAGAACCGGCAGGCAATCGAGCTCATGGCCTATGAGGGCCTCAAGCGCTCCGAAGCCGCAGAAGCCGTTGGTCTCACGGATCACGCCCTCCGCACCGCTCTCACCAAACCTCACGTCCTTGCTTACCTCAATCAGTGCATGGAGGTGTTGAGAACGAGCGCGAGACCGCGTGCCTTGCGTAAGATGGCCGATCTGCTCGACGCCAAGACCGAACGCATACAGTTCGAGGCGGCTAAGTATCTGGACGGTATGGACAGGCCGAGCCATGCGGTCGGTGCGACACAGGTGAATGTGCAGGTCACCAACACCGTGAACGTGACGCCGGGCTATGTCATCGACCTGAGGCCGGGCGAGTTCGAGCAGGTGCCTGCAGGTGCACAACAGATAGAGCATCTGGCGCACGAGGAGGCTATCTCATTGGAAGAGTTAGCAGTTTCGGAGGACGTTCCCCTTGAGGACTAGGGAACGCGGCCCCCGTACCCCCTTTGTTCCCCAGAAATCGCGCTTGGAGGGGGGTGGGGGGAAAATTCGGGTCTCTGTTCCCAGTCCACCCTCACCCCCTGTGTAGACCACATGGAAAAGTTGGGTTTCGGAATTTTTTTTAACCTCTGAGGAGTTCGAGCGATGGAACTGACGGTGACATTCGGATGGTGGCTTCTCCCCTTAGCGGTCACGCTGCTGTCTTTCGGCTTCAGCCTCGTGCGAGTGGGTACAAGCGAGCCCTACGGCGATTACGGCATGATCGGTCAGGCCCTCGCGTTCGCGTTCATGATGGCGCTCTCGCTGATTGCCTCACTCGTCGCGTGGCTGATTTGGGCGCTGGTGGCGTGATGACAGACCTGAAGATTGTCAGCTTCGATGCGAAGGCAGGCCGGAAAGAGGAAGTCGTCGCGAAGGCGCGGCAGATCCTGAAGATGGCTGAGGAGGGCAAGATCGTCGATCTGTCTTTCTCGGCGGCGAAGGCCGACGGATCAGTCGTCACCGGCTTCACGGCAACGGACGATGCGCCGCGCAGGATCGCGGCGGCGTCGATGCTGCTTCATCGGCTGCATGTGATGGCCGAAATTCAGTCAGAGGCGGATTGATGCTGCAGATCGAGGAACCGGAGCGCCCGGCGCAACTGCCGAAGATCGAGCTCGATGCTCATGGGCGGAAGATCTACAAGCCCGATGGGGCGGTGCTGCGCGATTTTCTGCGGTGCCGGAAGCACGTCTCGGTGATCCGCGGTTCGATCGGGTCTGGCACGTCGACGGCCTGCATCATGAAGATGTGGCTGATTTCGTGCGAGCAGCATCCGAACGGCGACGGGGTGCGGAAAACGCGCTGGGCGGTCTGCCGAAACACCTTCCCTGATCTGAAGAACACGACGGTTAAATCCTGGCTCGATTGGTTCCCTGAGGAGATGTATGGGCGGTTCTATTGGGACCGGCCGTTCAAGCACATCATTCGGCTCGGCGATGTCGAGATGGAGGTGATCTTCCTGGCGCTCGACAGCGAGGACGATATCCGGAAGCTTCGATCCTTCGAATTCACCGGCATATGGTTCAACGAGCTCGAGTTCATCGACAAGGCGATCCTCGACGAGGCCGAGTCCCGAACGGGCCGATATCCTGCGGTGAAGGACGGCGGGGCGACGTGGGACGGCGTGATTGCGGACATGAACGCGCCGCGCGAGGATCATTTCATTCCCTTGATGATGGGCGAAATCCCGCTGCCGGACGATTGGACGGAGGAGGAGCGGCTTTCCTTCCGCCGGCCGGATAACTGGGGCTATCACGTGCAGCCGCCGGCCATGCTGGAAATCAAGGACGCCGGCGGGACGCTGATCGGGTACAAGATGAACCCGAAGGCCGAGAACACGAAGTGGCTGAAGCCCGGCTATTACGCGGAAAAGATCAAGGGCAAGACGAAGCAGTGGATCGACAGCCGAGTGCTGAACAAGATCACCGTCTATGTCGACGGCAAGCCGGTCTGGCAGCAGTTCAGCGAAGACGCCCATGTGTCGGCGCAGGCTCTTGAGCCTATTCCCGGCTGGCCGGTCTATGTCGGCCTCGATTTCGGGCGAAACCCAGCGTGCGTCGTGGGCCAGCTCGTCAACAATCGGTGGCGGATTTTCGCGGAGCTGACCGGGCGCGGCGTCGGCGCCTCGATTTTCGCGCCTCTCGTGAAGCAGCTGCTCGATCGCCGGCTCGGTGAATGGCACGCAGCGAACAAGGGCGGCGACGAACAGGGCTTCTCCGTCGAGTTCTTCGGCGATCCGAAGGGCGATGACGGCACCCAGGCTGATGAAACCACGGCTTATGACGTTTTCCGCAATTTCGGCATGCCAGTGCGCGCCGCGCCGGTAAAGAACAATCACATCCAGACCCGCATCGAGGCGGTCGAATACGCCATGATCACGATGGTGAACGGCGTTCCGCGGTTTCTGGTGTGCGGCGTCAACTGCCGGACGCTGAAAGTGGCGTGTGCCGGCGGCTATCACTTCGCCCGCATCAAGGGCACGTCGCGGCACAAGTCAGATCCGGAGAAAGACCGGTATTCGGACATCGCCGACGCCTGCCAGTACATGGTTTTGGGCGCTGGCGAGGGCCGCGTGGTCACCGGCGGGCAGCGGACGGGCGGCAGGAAGCCCGTCGATATCCGAGTTCACAAGAAATCGAGGCGGCGCGGTGGGTTCTGAGCGGGCATTTGGCGGATTACGGCTTTCTGAGTGTGAGCCGAAGGATTGGTTCATCGTTTTCCACGAGGATTCGCCGAAATGGTGGATCAGGTGGCTGGCACGCGGCCGGTTCAAGCACGTTTCGGTGTTCGGAGCGGTGCCGCGGTCGAATTCGTGGGTTTTCTACGACTTCAATCTTGATCGGTCGCGGGTCTATGTCGTCGCCGACTACGAGTCGGACATCGCCATAGGTCATTTCGCCAGCATGGGGACGGTTGTGCGCATGGCCCGGCCGTTCGGGCGCGAAGCCGAGATTAATCTTCGGCCTGGCTGGTGGTGTGTGCCGGCGGTCGCTCATATCGTCGGCCTGCGGGGGTGTGCTTTGCGACCCGATGCCCTTTTTCGGCAATGTCTCGCTCAAGGTGGCGAGATTATCGAGCCGAAAGGTGCAGAAAATGAAGGTCGAGAAGCCCAAGCCTGATCCGGAGCTGCAGCGCCAGCAGCAGGCAGCACAGCAGGAAAAGATCAACGCCATTCAGGACCGGCTCGGTACCGAGACCGATCAGGCATTGCGCTATTTCGGCGCCCGCAGCGCGCTTTCCGGTGCGACCCGCTCGCCCCTTTCCCGGCGCTGAGGGCCTGATCCTTGGCAGAGATCCAGAAAAAGGCAGCTTTGTTTCCTTCGGACGATGTGACGAAGGATGCGCTTTCGCGTTTGGCTGATGCTCGCGCGCAGAAGAACGAGGCCGAGAAGGATCTTCAGGAAGCCTATTTCTTCACCCGCCCCCGCCTGTGCTGGGACGTGAAATCGACAGGTTCGACGAAACGCAACAGGGATCGCGAAAGCGAGCAGGAAGACCTTGCGACCGGGATTGGATCGGAAGTTTCAGAGGATTTTGCGACAGAGGTTATTTCCGCGTTTTTCCCTCAAGGGACGAAATGGGTGGAATCCACTCTGGATGAATCGGTTCTTGGCGACGTGGAGCCGCACATCGTCAATGACCTGAAGAAGGACGCGACGGCCCGCGACGACAAGATTTTCTCGGCGATCCGAGCCTCCAATTTCGAAGCGGAGCTCGGTGACGCCCTCGATCCTGATGCGTCTGTCGGGACGATCGGGCTCTGGATCGACAAGCCGCACAACACCCGGCCGATCTCCGTTCAGCACGTTCCTGTGCGTGAGCTGGAAATCAACGTCGAGTGCGATGGCTCGATCGGCGACCGCTTCCGTGTCCGGCACGTGAAAGCGTCGAAGCTGAACTCCGTCATCGGCGATATTGCGCTTCCGGAGAAGGTAACGAGGAAAATCAAGGGTTCGCCGACGGCGAAGATCGAAGTCGTTTGGTGCTTCTGGCGCGATTGGAGCGATCCCGAAAACGACAAGTGGATCCACGTTCTCCTCGTCGACAAGATGGCAGTGCACCGGTCGGTGCTCGAGGGCGAAGGCTGCTTGCCGTTGATCGCGGCGCGGTTCTCGCCCGACAAGGAATTTTCCTGGGGCTATGGCCCGGCGATCAAGTCGCTGCAGGAATTCCGCGTCCTCGATGTCATCACCGCCGCAACACAGGATCGCGTTGATGTCGCCATTGCGCCGCCGATCACCTATCCCGATGACGGGGTTCTCGACTTTGAGAACGGGATCGAGGCCGGCAAGGCATATCCGTCGCGGCCTGGCAGCGGCCGGGATATCGCCAAGCTGTATTTCGAAGGCGATCCGGATCTCGGTTTCTACACCGCAACCGATCTTGAGCGTCGAATCCGGCGCAAGTTCTTCGCCGACTACCCCGAGCAGAAGGGTGACACGCCTCCGACTGCAACGCAGTGGAGCGATGAAATGGTGCGCGCACAGCGCCGCATCGGCACGCCCGGCAAGAAGTTCTGGCGCGAAGGTCCGTATGAGATCTACCGCCGGTTCGAATGGCTGCTGAAGAAAGACGGCAAAATCGAGGAAATCGCGCTCGAGGGCCGGCCCATCCCTCTGATCCCGAACAACCCCGCGACCCAGGCGGCGGACAATCAGCGGCTTCAGACCGGCGTGCAGGTTCTCAACATCGCCAAGAACTATTTCCCTGAGACCTCGGCCGCGGCGATCGACGAGCGCGCCACCATCGAGAATTTCCAGAAACTCGCCAAGGACGAGGTTGTCGTTCTCCGCGATGAAGCGCAGACGCGCGACCTGCTGCAGACAGTTCTCGGCGCAGCGCAGGAAGCCGGCGCATTACCCACTGGTGGCGAACAATGAAGCTTTCCGATGAAGAGGTGAAGCACGCCCTGCGCTGGTTTGCGCGCCAGCCTGAAAGCGAACCTTTCTTCGCCTGCCTCGAATCCATCGTCGATGAAATCGGCCCTCCTGACACCTGTGCTTTGCACGCTCACAACGAGCGCCGCAAATTCGCATCCAATCTGATTGCGATGGCAGAGACGGAAAAACGCGATGGACAGGACAGCGACAGCACACATGCGCCCGAACGACGAAATCAGCAGCGAAAAACTTCGAGCCGGCTCCGGCGCGGTCCTGCTGGCCGGTCGTAGCCCGGGCGCTTTCGTCTTTTCGGGTATCGGCCCGAAGATCACCCTTGCACCTGAAGGCGGTTCTGGCGACGGCGGCGGCTCCGGAGGAGACGGCGCTGGCGGCGGTGAAGACTCCGGAGGTTCCGGCGCCGAGGGCGGCGACGGTGGCAACGGCGGCGGTGACGCCCAGCCGCCTGTCCGCCCCGAATACATCCCGGAAGATTACTGGGACGCCGAAAAGGGCTTCAAGTCCGACGACTTCAACGCGCTGGTAGCGTTCAAGGCCGAACATGACGCCAACCTCGCCCAGGTGCCGGACAGCGCCGACAAATACGAGGTCAAGCTTCCGCAGGATTTCAAGCTTCCCGACGGCTTCAAGCTTCCGGAAGGCCAAGAGGCGATCATCAACCCGGATGATCCCCGCGTTGCGGCGGTTCGTGAGTACGCTCACGCCAATAAATTCAGCCAGGCCCAGTTCGAGGGCCTGATCGCGCTCGGCGCACAAGCTGACATCACTGAGATGTCCCGCCTTTCCGAGGCGGTCGAAGAGCAGCGGACGCAGCTCGGAAGCAAGGCGCAGGAACGTATCAATGCCGTCACGACTTGGCTCGGCGCCAAGCTCGGCGGGGAACTTGCAAACGCTCTCGTGCCGCTGATGTACACGGCGAAGAGCGTCCAAGCCTTTGAGTCGTTGATGCGCCTCAACAGGGGAGACGTGCCGGGAACTCCCGGTGCCGGTCGCGATACCGGAAGAACTGAAGTCTCGGACGAGGAATACGCAAAAATGTCTCCCGTCGAGAAGATCAACTACGCCCGTCAGCACTCGAAGTGACGGCCTGAAGGAGACCTGTAATGCCTGAAGTGATGACGCTCCCCGAATATGCCAAAGGTCTAGAAAAGACCAGCATCGAGCGCCCGCTGATCGAAACCTTCGCGAAGGAATCCGATATTCTCGAGGTTCTGCCGTTCGAAGGTTTCACCGGTGCGGCCTTCGAAGGCTACCGCGAAACGGATATCGGCACTGCTGCCTTCCGTGCGATCAACGAGGGTGCCGGCTCCTCAAAGGGCAAGATCGCGCCCTTCCAGGAAACCAGCTTCCCGATCGATACGATCCTCAAGGTCGACAAGGCCATTCTTCTGCGCCACGGCGAAGGCCGTCGGGCGAAGGAAGAGGCGATGCAGATGAAGGCTCAGTCGAAGCTCTTCACCAACGCCTTCCTTTCCGGCGACAATGTGTCGAACCCGAAGGAGCCGAACGGCCTGAAGGCTCGGTGCACGGCTGCAAACGGTCGCCTGCTGCACAATTCGGTCGCATCCGGTGGTGCTCCGTTGTCGCTGTACGAACTCGACAAGGCAATCATGAACACGCGCAACGCGAACCATATCATCGCGTCGCTCGACCTATTGCCGCGGTTCATTCAGGCTGCGCGCGATACCAGCATTGCCGGTTTCGTCATCCAATCCTGGGATGAGGTCGGAACGCCGAAGATGACCTATGCCGGCAAGCGCATCCTGTTCGGTTACCAGAAGGGCCGCGACGGCGTGATCCTGCCGTTCACCGAAGTTGCGCAGGGCGGCGGTGCTGCCGTTACGACTTCGCTCTTCGTCGTCGACCTCAGCGCCGACGGGTTGCACGGCATCCAGCTCAAGAACATCGAAGTCAAGGACATGGGTCTCCTCGATGACGCCGTGAACTATGGCACGAACGTGTCTTGGGATGTCGGTCTCGTCGACGAAAGCGATTACTGCGTCACGCGCCTGACCTCGATCACCAACGCGGCATTCGTCAAGTAACCTCGGTGCCCGCCTTGAGCGGGCATTCGGCTTCGAATTTCACTAAGGAGATGACCGATGGGTCAGAGAGTTTACAATCAGGATCTGGAACTGATCCTTGCCGACGGCGCCGCTGCGGTCACTGCAGACGGTCAATCCCAGGTCGGCGGCGCCGCTGCAGAAAAGAAGCTTGGCCCCGGCCGCTTTGAAGGCGTGTTGATCATCGACGTGTCGGCGATCGATATTTCGTCAGCCGACGAGGTTTATCACCTCTGCCTGCAGGGTGCGGCCAGTGGCGCGGACGCCTTCACCACGACGGAGACGCTGGCCCAGATCTCACTTGGCGCGACTGCTGCCCGTCCCGGCGCCGCCATCAACTCGGTGATCGGCCGGTACGAGATCCCGTTCATCACCGAACAGCATGACACGGTTTATGACTGGGTTCGCCTGTTCGTCGATGTGGCCGGCACCACGCCGTCGATCACCTTCAAGGCTTGGATCGCCGAGCGCTATTAAGCGCCCGGCTCCATCCCTCCCGTTCTCAACAGGATCTGGTTAAATGCCCGAGAAAATGAAGCTCCACCACATCGACGGTTCGACCGCTGATATCGACGCTATCGACGCGCGCCGCACGCTGCGCGACCACCCGTCCGAATGGTCGACCACGCCTTTCCCGGACGAGGTCCAGAAGAAGGCGCAGGAAGCCGCCAAGGAAAAGCGCCGCGCGATCTTGCAACTCAAGGCCTCCGGCAAGCCGCAGCATGAGGTCGACGCGCTGATTGCGGAGCTCGACGAGTTCCAGCAGATGGAAAAGGCCGAAGCCGACAAGGCAGCCCGCGCCAGCAAGCGGAAAGAGGAACAGAAAAAAGAGAGCTGAGGCCAGTCGCTCACCATCGCGACCGGCTGGCCGACGGGAACCGGGAGTGGCAACGCTCCCGGTTTTTCTGTGCTTTGCCGCCTGATCGGGAATTCGCCACTCTCCCGGCATGGACAAGCTCACGATCATCAACAATGCCCTGGTCAACACCGGCAACGATCCGGTGAACGTGCTCAATGACCCGTCGGACGAGTATATCGTTGCGAATAGGTCGTTCGAGCGCTGGATCAAGTTCCTCACGGCGCGACATTCATGGCCCTTCGCGACGACGACGGAGCTGCTCGTCCGCGTGCCGGATGCGGATAACAAGTCCCGTCGCTACTCCAAGAACGGCTTCCGCCTGCCGCAAAACACGCTGCACGTGAAGGAGGTCTATTGGGGCACGCACCCGCTCACCGATTACGAGATCATGGGAACGGTGCTGTCGTGCAACTACGATTCCGAAATCTATGCTGTCGTCGTGAAGATGGCGCCGGAAGATACCTGGCACCCGATGACAGAGGAAATCCTGACCCGCTATGTCGAGGCCGGTTGCCTCCGCGGGCTGAACGAGGATCAAAGCGGTGCTGACCGGCGCGAGCAAAGCGCCGAGCTGCTGCTTGAGGAGGCGCGTCCGCACGCCGATCAGCAGAACCCTGCCCGCAACATCTACAAGTCGACCATTGCCGCCGCTCGCAGGAGGCGCCGGGTATGAGCCTGGAAGAGATCCTCATCAGGCAGCGCGATTTCTCCGCTGGCGAGGTCGATCCGGACGCGATTAGGCGCGACGACACCGACGCGCTGCGGGCTGCGGTCCGCTACGCTCGCAACATGGTCTCGCGCCATACCGGCGGTCTCACCCAGCGGCCCGGCCGCCGGTTCCTGTTTCAGGATGATGGCGTGATCTTCGAGTTCAAGCCATTCGATGACATCTCGTATCGCGTCGTCTTCATCGCCGGCGGCGTTCGCATCAGGACCGAAGACGGCGCCCTCGTCGCATCGCTCGCGGCGCCGTGGACTGCGGCCGATCTGGATTCTCTGGTGTGGGAGCCGGACGAAAACGAAATCTTCGTCTGCTGGTCTGGTCGCACCAAGGTCATCGATGTGTCGCCGACGACGGGCGCCTGGACGATCAAGAACTATGACTTCTCGACCGGGATCGATGGCGCTGTTCGCGTCCCGTTTTTCCGCTTCTCCGCCACGACGGGTGTCACGCTGAAGCCGTCGGACGTATCGGGCAACATCACAGTCGAGTTTTCAGCGAACATCCTGAATTCGCAGCACGTTGGCACGATCTTCCGCTACTCGGGCCGCCAGCTTCGCATCACGAGCGTCATCAATGCGAAGAAGGGGAACGCGACTGTACTGGAAAAGCTTCCGTCGACCTTCATTTTCAACGTTGATAGCAGTGACGGCTTCTCGGTGGGGCAAACGGTCGAAACCGACACTACGAACGTGAAGGCGGAAGTGATCGCCGTCGCGACGGGAACGGTCACAGCTGTAGCTATCACCAAACTCACGACTCCGCAGAACGGGGAAAAGCTGGTCGGACCGACATCGACGACGGAAATCAACTCCTTTTCGGTCACGACGCCGGGTGCGACCGTGCAGTGGGACGAGCAGTTCATATCGAATTATCGAGGCTGGCCGCGGTCGGTCTCGAAGGATCGTCAGCGCCTTATCTTCACGAATTTCGGGCAGCTCAAGAATGCGGTCTGTTGGTCGGCCACCGGCGATAACCGGGATTTCGAGGTTGGGGCCGAACCCGACGACGCCATGCTGGAGACGATCGACGCCGAGTGCCAGGTCTTTCACGTCGCCGGCGGCTACGATGAATTCGCGCTCACGGACAAGGGCGTCTTCTACATCCCGGTTTCGGTCGGAACGCCACTGCAGCCGGGCTCCGTCGAATTCCGCATCATCTTCGCGAGCGAGCTCGCCAATATTCGGCCTATTCAGGTGACGGAGGGCGTGATCTTCGTCGACAAGTCGATGAATGGTCTCTACGCGATCAGCGCGACGGGGCAGACTGCCCGTCCCTACATCGCTACTGAGGCCAACCGACTCCACCGTCATCTGTTCGACGGTGTGAAATCCATTGCCGTCAGCTCGGCGACCAGCGTTTTCCCGTCCCGGCAGATCTACGCGGTTAATGCTGACGGTACCGTTGTCGTCGGGCAGTTCAACACCGACAGCGAATATATCGGCTGGCTGAAGTGGGACGGCGAGGGCGAAGTTCGCAGCGTCACCGGCACCTATGGCAAGGTCGTTTTCATGACGCGCTACACCATCAACGGCGTGGTGACGGGGGTCGCGGAAGAACTCGACTATGATCTGCTATTTGATTGCGCGATCCCGTTCGACGGCGGCGACGTGACCGACTTCCTCGAACTGAATGATGGGTCCGCTCTGACTCTCAACACCGGCCAGCCGCTCACCATTGAAGGTTTCGTAACGCAGTTCTATGCCGGGCAGGAAGTCTCGATCTATGCCGACGGATTCTATTTCGGCGAAGTCACCGTGCCAACGACTGGGATCATTTCCGGCTTTGCCGACTACAATGAAGTGATCGCCGGCATTCGGTTCGACTGGGTGCTGCGGCCGCTCTTCATCAATTTCGATGGGGGCCAGCCGGTCGGCCAGGCAGAGCAGCGCCGGAAGATCGAGAAGATGCTGATCGCCGTTCGGGGAACGCAGGAGTTCCGCTGCGGCAATCGGATCTTCGGCAGCTATCGCGGCGGGGAAGATATGTCGGTGCCGGTACCGGAGCGTGATGACACTTATCGGTATCGCGAGCTTGGGCGCTCCTATGATCCCATCGTGGAGCTCGGCTCTACCTTCCCCTGCAAATTCAAACTCATCGAACTGACAACGAGGATCACGGTCTAATGGGCGCGGCAGCACCAATTCTCGGCTTGGCTGGCGGCCTCGTCAGCGCATACGGCCAGTATCAGGCCGGCAACTACGCGGCGGGCCAGTCCGAGCGCGCCGCCCAGGTCGGTCGCGTACAGGCCGATCAGATCGACGCGAGCTATCGAGACGAACTGAACTCGACGATTTCCAACATTCGGGCAATCCGCGCCTCTGCTGGGGTCGGGACCAATTCTCCGACACAGCGCGCGATCGAGGCAAAGCAAGAACAGACGAGCAATCGAGACCGCAAGATCGAAGTCGGATCGAAGCGTATGCAGGCCAACCAAGACGAGGCCGATGCACGGTTCCGGCGATCCTCGGCGCGAACGGCGCTGTTCGGGGGTGTCGCGACCGGCCTTTCTAAGTTCGCATCGTCCGGTGGCTTTTCCGGTAGCACATACGGGATCGGGGGTTGATCCATGGCGAAGCTTCCTGAAATTCAGCCGCGCGGCGCTGTCACGCGTGGCCCTGTCTCTTCGGTGTCTCCTGCCGAAGTCGCGAATCCTTTCCAGCAGATCGCCAACGCGCTTGATACGGCCGGGGAAGTGTTGGAGCGCAAGGACGTGGCCGACGCCTCCAACCAAGGCGCGAACGCGGTCTATCGTGATCCCGACGGTAATCTAAAGGTCGACTTCCAGTCGAATATTTCGGCACGCGGTAGAGCCTATAATGCCGCCGCGCAGCAGGGTTATGCGGCTCGCCTGGCCGGTGACATCCGCGCTCGCGGTACCGCGCTTCAGAACGAGGCGAAGGGAAACATCGACGTTTTTAACTCCTCTTGGAAGGCTTTCAGGGATCAGACGCTATCCGCTGTTCCGAAAGACTTTCGGGGGGCCGCAACCACTATGCTCGATACGGAAGGCCCGCGCTTCGGTCTCGGTGTCTCCGAGCTGAAGCGGACCTCGGATCTGAAGGAATTCGAGGGGAACATCAAGGCGGAGATCCAGCTCCTCGATGACGACATGTCGTCGCTGGCGCGTGCCGGCGGCACGTCGACGGACGCCTATAAGCAGAAGCAGGCGCAACTTCATACGCTCTGGACTCAGCTCGCGGAAAACCCGGATTTCGTCGTCGGCGAGAAAGAGGCGGGGATCGCAATCCAGCGCATGGAGTCGCGGCATATGTCCGAGTCCATGCTCGGCACTGTCGATCGCGCTCTTGCCACCGGAGGCGTCACGGAAGCGCGCAAGATTTCCCAGTCCATCCTCACGGACGAGAAGCTCGCCCTCACCCCTGCCGAGCGCCGCCAATATGCCGGTCTCGCCAGCGAGCGGATCAACGGTTTCGTCGCGCAGACCAAGGCCAACCTGAAGCCGGTACAGGATCGATCCACCACCATTCAGAAGCGGCTGAAGGAAGGCGTCGGTCTCGATAGCGACGACGTGGACCTGACGGCTGCGGAGCTGGCGCGCGGCGGTGATATGGCGGGAGCGATGCAGCTCTATTCCACGCGGGCGATGGCGAGGACGCTGCAGAGCTTCAAGCTCTCTGGCAATGAACAGCAGGTCGCCACGGCGGAAACAGCAATCGGCAATGCCAACCGCCCGTCACCTGGCCGGTCCCGCCCGGTCTCTGTAGCTCCTCAGCTTTCCGGCCGCATGCAGCAGGCTATGAAGCACTATATCGCCCGGGGTATCAGCCCGGTCATGGCGGCGGGGATCATCGGCAACCTCGTGCAGGAGTCGAGTTTGAACACGTCGGCGCTCAATGCGGGCGACGGAAGCGACGGTTCGGACTCAATCGGTCTCGGCCAATGGAACGGCCCCCGCGCAAGGGCGCTCAAGGCCTTCGCTGCGGAGCGAGGCGCATCGCCCGACGACTTCTCTACTCAGCTCGACTTCGTTCTTCACGAGCTGGAAACGACGGAGGGTGCAGCCTTCGCGCGGCTCAAGGCTGCTCGCACCGTCGATGAAGCGACCGCTGCCATGATCGGCTATGAACGCCCGGCGGGATGGTCGCCAGACAATCCGCGCGGCGGGCACGGCTGGAACAATCGTCTTGCCATGGCGGCAAAGGCGGCTGAGTTCGAGGGGGTTTCCGGCGAACTGATCGCAGCTGAATCCGGCGCGATCGATCCCGAGCTGGTCAAGGAATATCGCGCCGAGATGACGCGCGACTCCAAGGCTCTCTTCGACGACATCAAGTCGGGCTATGACAAAGGTCTGACGCCAGCCGTCAGCGATATCGATCTTCTCACCCGACAGCTTGCCATCGTCGACGATCAGGACTTCCGGAAGCAGGTTGCCGACTACTTCACAAGCGAAGCAGCGACGGAAGCGATCGCGGGACTGGCGCCTGCACAGGTCGAAAATCTGATTTCGACGCTGCGGGCGGACGCAGCCGACGGCGCCACGGTCGCGCAGCAGCAGATCATCACCGGTATTGAAGAGTCGGAGAAAGCGCGCGCACAGGCGCTCAAGGACGATCCGCTAGGCTACGGGATGAACCGGCGCATCGTCTCGCCACTCCCGCCGCTCGATCTGGCGCAGCCGGACACCTGGGCGCAATCCTTCCAAGCATATCAGAACGGCGTCGATGTTCTCCGCGCTCGCGGGGAGGTCGGCAATATCTCGGCGCTTCGCCCTCAGGTGCAGGCGCAGGTGCAGCGCGCGCTTGCCACGTCCACGCCGCAGGAATCCGTGCAGCTCCTCGGCGCCATGGCGCAGAACTTGAGCCCTGAGACCTATCAGGCCACACTCAATAAGCTCGCGGCGACCGGTGAAGGCAAGGCAACGGCTGCAGCCGGCGCCCTGGTCAAAGAGAATCCCGACGCGGCGGAAGGCATCCTTCGCGGCAAGGTCTTGCTGCGAGAGAATCCGCGGCTCGCTCCCGCGAAGACAGACGCCAACCTGTCAGCGATTGAGGGCATGCTTCCGACGACGGCATTTGCGCCAGCGCTCGAAGGCTCGCGGCAATCACTTCTGGAAGCCGCGACCGCGCGTTATGCGGATCTGTCGCATCAGAGCGGCGACACGAGCGGCGAGCTTAGCGATGAGCGCATGCAGCAGGCGATTACCGAAGTGACTGGCGGGCTCGTCGACATGAACGGATCGCCGGTCATCGCCCCGCGCTATGGCATGACGCAGGACGATTTCGACAAGACGCTTTCCTCGCTCTCGGATCAGGATCTCATGGGCGCGGTCACCACGTCCGGCCAGCCGGTGCGGATCAGTGATCTCCGGAACGAGGGGCGGCTTCGGGCGGTCGCCGATGGCCGGTATGTCCTCGAATTCGGGAACCCTGCCTATCCCACCTATGTCATGCGCTCCGCGCCTCACCCAAGCGGCGGCGTTGATCTAAACTCCGTATTCGTGCTGGATCTGAGGAACCGCTGATGCCGATGCTTGTTGACGATCAGCAGATGCGTTCAGCGCTGCAGCTCGCGGCGCGCAGTCCGTTCGAAGGCGTTGATCCCGGTTTCGTCGAGCGCCTGCAATCGGACTGGACGGCGATGCGGGAATTCTCGAATTCCAACGCCGGCCACCGGAACGCCCTTGCGACGCAGAACGATTTTCAGGTCCGGTTCTTCAAGGAAAGCGGCCAGCGCCTTCCCGGCTGGGTCGACAGCATGAACGCGAACGCCATGGAGATGGCACAGAAGCAGTTCGATGCTTGGAAGGAACAGCATCCGGACAGCGATCTTGCCTTCCCCACTCCGGAGCAACTAGCGCAGCAGTCGGACGAGCGGGGCCGCTCCGCACGTGCGGGCTCCGAAGCACTGGCTCGCCGTTCCACAAGCCTCAGCTCGGCGGTCGGTGGCTTCCTCGGCGCTGCAGCCGGCGCAATGACCGATCCTGTAAACCTGCTCGCCTCCGGTTTCGGTGCGTCCGCCTCGGCGGGTATTCTCCGCACGGCTTTGACCGAAGCCGGGATTAACATGGCGTCGGAAGCGCTCGTGCAGGGTGCGACCTATGACCGGAAGAGCCGGATCGATCCGACATTCGGGCTCGACGATGCGTTGATGGAAGTCGGCGCGGCCGGCGTCGGTGGCGCTGCGCTCGGCGGCGGGATCAAGGGTCTCGCCAACCTGTGGCACCGAGCGAAAACCGGCGAATGGCCGCGGCATGTCCGCGATACGGCCAGCGTCCTGACGCGCGAGGCGGCTGTTCCTGAGAATCGCTTCTCCAAATCGGTGCAGGGCGAGTCCGCGCACCGTGCAGCGCTCGCCAAAGCAATCGACGATCTTACGGCCAACCGCCCCGTTGAACTGCCGCCGGAAGCTTTCGCACAGGCAAACGCGCGGCCTGGTCGCGTCTATGATGCGGACGGCAACAGCATCGGCGTCCGGTATGAAGTCGTCGACGCGAACAGCCTGGTCACGTCTCACGGCGACGATCTCACTCCGAACCCGGCATTCCCGCCGGAACTGCAGCCGCGCGATCGGTCCCGCGCTCTCTCGCAGGATCAGATTGCCGGTATCGCTGCAAACCTGCAGCCCGAGCGTCTCGGCTTCTCCCCACAGGCCGAGTCCGGTGCGCCGATCGTCGGGCCGGATGGCATCGTCGAGTCCGGTAACGGTCGGGTGCTCGCCTTGCGCCGTGCCTACAATCAGGGCGGCGTGTCGGCTGATAACTACCGAAACTTCCTGCGGTCTCAGAATTTCGATGTCGAGGGCATGAGCAATCCCGTTCTTATCGCCCGGCGCGTCACCGATCTTGAGGACGCCGCCCGCGTCGGATTCGTGACTGCTGCGAACCGGTCGACGGCGATGCGACTCGGCGCCACAGAACAGGCGCTTTCCGACGCCCGGCTTCTCGATACCGCTCTCCTTGACAGTCTCGACGGCCCAGACATTCGCGCGACCGGCAATCAGTCGTTCGCCCGCGGCTTCATGTCGAAGCTGCCGCGCGCTGAACAGGGCTCGCTCGTCGACAAGGATGGTTTCCTATCGCAGGACGGCGAGCGCCGGATAACGGCGGCGCTGATGGGCCGTGCCTATGGTGAGCCGGTCTTGCTCGGCCGCGCGCTTGAGGACACCGACAACAACATCAAGAGCATTGCCGGTGCGCTCGCCGACTCCTCGGCGCCATGGTCGAAGATGCGAGATGCCGTGTCGCGCGGCGAGATACCTGCCGGCATGGATATCACCGACGATCTTATGAATGCGGTGCGCCTGGTCATGAAGGCCCGCGACGAGGGCCGCACCGTAAAGGATCTGGTCAATCAGGCTGAGATGTTCGGCGGTCCCGACGAGCTGTCGAAGATCATTGCCCGGGCGATGTTCTCAGACATGGATCTTCGCCGTCCTGTCGGTCGCGCTCGGCTTGCCGAGTTCCTCCGAGACTATGCCGACGAAGCGATGAAGAACGATGCAGGGCCGCGCCTCTTTGGCGAAGCTCTCGGCGCCGGCGACATCCTGAAGTCCTCGCTTGAGCGTGTCGGTCGCAACGATCTGATGCGGGTCGCTGAGGAGCGTCTGACGCCTGATGCAGTGGAGAAGCTCGCCGACGATCCGCTGACGGCGGAAGCGGCCATTATGGACGCGCAGCGCTTGCGCGCAGAACGGTCGGGGATCAAGGTTGACCTGGGCGATGGACTCGGCGAGCGGTCGCTTGACGACATTCTCGACGAGGCCGACGACGAGCTTGCCGCGGCCAAGGAAATCGAAGCCTGCACGATCGGACGGGATCAGACACAATGAGCATTGCGAACTGCCTGACGAAGCTCGTAGCCGCCAAGCGGATCACCCAGAAGCAGGCCGACGACGCCCTTGCCCTTCACGACGGCTTGCAGGGGCGCCTGTATCCGAACATGGGGCCAACGTCGGCGGAAGCCGCCAGCGCGCTTGAGGCGGCGCGTGTGATGGCGCAGGCGGCACAGGAACGCAAGCTGATGGCCGCGAAGCAGGCGATCGCCTACGCGTCCGCCCTTGACCGTATGGAGAAGCACCCGGCCGGCAAGACTGTCGGTCTTCAGAGCATGCTCGTCCGCGACAACCTCGAAGGCGGCGAGGCGACGGGAACCGCCATCCATATCGACGGTCACAGCGAGAACGTGACAAAGCGGCTCCTCGGCATGATGAACGGCGCGATGAAGCCCTATTCATCCCGTCTGGCCGGTCTCAGGCAGGACACGGAATCCATTTGGAATGTGGTGGGCGAGCTGTTCGGCGAAGACACCGGCGACGATGCGGCGAAGGCGGCGGCGACCGGCTGGAAGCAGGCAACCGAATATGCCGTTGCGCGTGTGAAGCGCGCCGGTAAGCCGCTTTCCGTGCTCGAGGACTGGCGCCTGCCGCAGAATTGGGACAGCACCCGCGTCAAGCAGTTCTCTCAGCAGCAGTTCGTTCATGACCTGATGACCGAATTTGAGGCCGGGAACCTCAAGGTCATGGACAAGCAGGGCCAGGGCGAGGCGCCGCGTGCAGCCGTCGGCGGGATCATCGCGAACGCCTACAAGGACATCACGCTCGGCAAGGCGAACAGCGGGACCGGCGGCTTCTCCAATCAGCTACGCGTGTTCCGTTTCCAGAACCCCGACGCCTACATCCGCCTGATGCAGAAATACGGGATCGGCGACGGCGGGCTCTACAATACGATGATGGGCCACCTCGGCGGCATGGGGCGAGAGATCGCTACCGTCGAGATCCTCGGTCCGAACTATGAGGACAATTTCCGGCGGCTTCTCGATGCCGCCCGTGAGGATGATGCAGTTCGCAACAAATCACTGGGTGCCAAGCTCAAGCGCTCGATCACGATGAACAGCCCGGCGGCGGTGCAGCGCACCTATGACGCGGTGACCGGGAAGCTCGGCGTTGCTCAGAGCGAGCTGATGGCGAGCATCGGCGGCGGCTTGCGGAACCTGCAGACGGCGGCGCGCCTCGGCTCGGCGACGATTGCAGCGCTGCCCGGCGACAGCTTCACGGCTTCCCTCGCTGCGAACCACAACGGCATACCGGCGACCGCCGTCCTCGGCCGTCTCGTGCGCGATCTGGCAAACGATAAAGAGGCAGAGGCGATTGCCCGACAGGTCAACCTGACAGCCGCCTCCGTCATGGATCACGCACTCGGCACCCGGCGCTTCGCCGACGAGGTAGTGGGCCAGGGCCTCACCGGCCGCGTTGCCGATACTACGATGCGGCTCACCGGGATCAACGCTTGGACGGAAGGGCTGAAACGTGCCTGGGCGATGGAGTTCAATGGCTTCATTGCACGGCAGGCCGATCATTCCTTCAACGATCTGGATCCGGCATTCCAAGGTTTCCTGAAGCGCTACGGCTTCACGCCGGAACAATGGGACAAGCTGCGCGCTACTCCGCAGATCGAAGCGGACGGCGCTCGGTTCTTCGACGTGAACGGCGTCGAGGATCAGGAGCTCGCCGATCGGTTGATGTCGGCCATTCTCGACGAGAGGCGCTTTGCCGTCATCGAGCCTGATGCCCGTATCCGTGGCGCCATGACGGCGGGGCTGCAGCGCGGCACCTTCATGGGCGAAATGGCCCGATCCGCAACGCAGTTCAAATCCTTCCCGATGACCTTCATGATGACGCACATGATGCGTGCGGCAATTCAGGATGGGGCTTGGAACAAGATTTCCGCCGGCGCGAAGCTGGTCACTCTCGCGACCATAGCCGGGGCCGTCACATCTCAGATGCAGTCGCTCGTTGCCGGCCGCGATCCGCAGGACATGAGCACGCCGGAGTTCTGGACGCAGGCATTCATCCGCGGCGGCGGGGGCGGCATGCTGGGCGATCTCGTCTATTCCTCGTCGACGCGCGGCGGTGATGGCCTGAAGGAATACATCCTGGGGCCGGCTCCGGGTACGATCCTGTCGGCAACAGGCGACCTCTCAAAGGCGCTCATCGGCGACGGGAAGATGACGGGCAAGATGCTCGCGCAGCATATCAAGGCATGGACGCCTGGCTCGTCGCTGTGGTTTTCGAAGATCGCGACGGACCGACTTCTGTTCGATCAGATCCAGACCATGCTCGATCCAAACTATCGGCAGTCGTTCTCGCGATACGAGCAGAGGATGAAGAAGGACTTCGGCCAAGCCTTCTGGTGGCGCCCTGGCGAGGTTGCGCCGGATCGAGGCCCGCGCCTGCCTTAGCGCTTCCCTTCGGCAAGCAGTTTATCAATTACCGTTTGCTGCTTTTCGAACGCTTCTAGAAGTCTTTCGATGCGCTCTTCAAGAGCGCTTTGCCTGAACGATGCTTCGAGGCGAGATACTATTTCAGCGTTCAAGGAACGCCCTGACTCCTGTGCTGCCGCCGTCAGCCTAGCTCTAAGCGGCGACAGCATTCTGAGCCCGAATGGGGCAATAGTTCCGATCTTTTCACCGCCTGTTTTCATAGCTGCACTTTGTAGTCAATTTGCAGTTGCCATCAATGACTACAGAGTGTAACTAGCTTCATTATGTAACTATGGTTGCTAAAAGGGGAACGCAGGTGAAAGCGAAAAAGCCACCGTTCGGACTCCGCATGCCAGACGACGTGAAAGAATGGGTTGCACGTCAGGCAAGAGAAAACATGCGATCACTAAATGCAGAGATCGTCATGGCTCTAAAAGAAAAAATGGATCGATCGGCCGTCATAACTATTTCTGAACAAAAGGCCGGCGAAGCGCGCGTAAAACAGGGACGCGAAACTCACTGAGGAAACAAGGAATTGCATGAAGATTCTCTTTTCGTTTCTGGTAGACGAGGATTCCTCGGGAATGTTCTGAATAGTTCGGTGGCAGCGTCACTGCCATCGGAGTACGCCATAGCACTACCAGCTGTGTCGGCCGATGTGCTGGCGGAAATGGAGCATGTCGAAAGCTTGTTCCATGCCTATGAGGAAGCTTGGCGAGAGGCGGAGGCAGCTTCCGAGTTCATTGAGAATCCTACGGAAACTGATGAGTGTCGGTGGCGAGAAGCCAGGCATCGCGAGGCAGAAGCGCTACATGCCCTGCTCTCCTATGAGGACAAAAGTCTCTCAGCCTTCAAGATCAGGGCAGACTGTCTTCAGATCATCATGCAGGACAAACCACGGCGTGCCGTTGGTGACGGCCGCGAGGCCTTCCGAGTATTTCTGAATTCCGTCGGACGCTTCTAGCCCTGTGCTTTGCAGGGTTTTGCATGCGCGGGGATTATCCTGCGCATGTCTATCACCTCGCCCGACGATCGCATCACTGAATACAACCCGGTTGTCGCGACCACAGAGTTCGGCGCCGATTTCCCTGTTTTCAATAGTAGCGACCTCAAGGTCATCCATGACGGCGAGGAGCGCAGTGATTTTACGGTCACCGCGACCTATGTCGATGGCATTTCGACCGACGCGAAAGTCGTTTTTCTCCTTGGAATTGTGGGGAAAGTCCAAGTCGTCGGAGCGCGTGAGCCGCGCCGGACAAACCGATTCCAAAATGGAGGTCCGCTACCCATAAGAGACCAGAACCTTGCGCTGGACACTCTTGAGTCTGAAGTGCAAGAGCTGGCTCGGAATATCAATCGGGCGCCACTATCCCCTTACGGCGTGCCGGGCCCACGCTTTCCCATCCCCGAAGGCAGTATGCTGATCGGCTGGGATGGCTCCGGTAACCTAGAGAACAAGGCCTCCGAGAGCGCAAGCCAAGCCGCCGCAGAGGCCGCCGCGGAGGCCGCTTTGGCCGCTGCGAACGCCGGCTTCGTGTTTGACACTCACGCCGATTTCCTGGCTGCAAATATCCCCGCAGTTCTGATGTTCGTTCAGCTCGCGGGATATTACGCGCCGGGCGACGGTGGCGGGCACATGCGGGAGCGCTCGACTGCGCTTGATGTCTTCGCCGAGCAATCTGCCGACGGTTCCTGGTGGGCGCCGTCGGTTCCTCCGTCGGGCAGAATTTCTGTTAAGGCGTTCGGCGCTCGCGTTAACGGCGCCTCCGACGACATCACGGCCATCAACAAAGCGCTTGAGTTCAGTTCTGAATACGGCGTCGAGATTCATCAGCCTGTCGGCAAATCGATGATCGGCGCCTTGATCACGATACCGGATCGGGCCGCCTGGTTGGGCGTCAACTTCATGTCCGTCGTGGAGAAGTTGCCAACCTACGCGGGGGCAATGCTCAAATCCGAGAACTTCGATATCCTTACTGGCACGAGCGATCCGTTTGCCGCTGGTGTGCCAGAAACGATACTCGTCGATCAGATCACGTTCAACGGCAACTACCAATCACAGGACCGGGCGACTTACCTCCAGACCTCGGGTGACGGCTGCAAGATATTTGCTCGCAAGCCGTATTTCCGTGCCCGCATCTTCAACATGCAGGGCGAGGGTTTCTACTGCGAGTGCCCGAACGGGAACGGTCCTATCCCTCTAAAGCCTGGCTATTCTCGCCAAGCTCTCATCGATCTTTATATCCACGGCACGCAGTACGAAGGCATCATCTGGAAAGGGCCAGCGGATGTGCGCATGGACCACGTTTTCCAAACCGATGCTGGCTCCCGTATTACGTCGCAGGAGAACAACGGGCTGATTTCTTCACCCCGGTTCGGAGGCATGCTCTACGGTGCTGTGATCGACGGGGTGGGCGCGGAAATCGGGTTCATACATTCCTGGGGGAACCTGGCCGGGAGCGGCATCCGATGGAATGGCGGTCGCGTAAACGCAGATCTTCTGATGGCGGAAAGCTGCCGCTATGGTGGTTTGAAAATCGAAGGCTCTGCTTTCGGAGCGATCAACACCATCGATGTGCATCGGACAGGAGGTTTTAACGGCGATACGACGCCAGACTTCATCTACGACGGCTCGGGCGGGAACAACGCGAAGGTGAAGATCAAGTGCTTGACGCTCTATCGATCCAACCCGGCGTACACCACACCACGAAACGGCGCGGTTATTACTGGCGATTTCATCGAGATCGGAAACTTCGAGGCCGAAGGCAGCAACACTGCCGGACATGCTCTGGTGATCGAAAACGATACGGCGCAGTGGATCAGCGTCAATGGCGGGGATATCAGCCGTTGGAAGGGCGCCGCACCGGACGGCCTTGAATCGTCTGCCGTTTACAGGAAGACCACCGGCACCGGGAATATGCTCAACGTTAAGGCCAATGTTAGAGACTGCGGTGTTGGCCTCCGATCAGCGGGCACCCCACGCGTCGAAACGATCGATCTGCAGTGCTTCTTTGCGACTGGTCAGCTTATGTTTACCGGTGATCTCAAGACAAATGCCGGTCAGCGTTGGGATATCCGCGGCACAATCAACGGCGTCTACGTCGGATCGAAGAATAAGGGCGTCTCCGTTGCATTCAATGCGAACTCAACGTTGGAGCAAGATATAGCGATCGCGCACGGCCTATTTGCCGCTCCGCCGTTGGGTTCTTTCTGGGTCAATGGTGTTTCTGACACCGGTACCGGCATCACCCTCGGCGCATTCCAGTACCTGTACGCCTATAACTCCGACGCAACGAACATCTATGCGAAGGTCAAGCTGTCGACCGCGAACGGAAGCGACACCCAGCCGCGCTTGAACTGGGGAGCGGAAATTTAACGGGTCGCGGCCTCGTGAATAGCGCGGCTTGCCTCTAAGAAGCAGTCATTGAACGAGCTCGCTACGGCCCTCAGTCCAGCTAAGCATTCCTCGTCCAGCTTGAAGGTTAGTAGATGGCCTTCGATTGTGACGAGCATTTCCCCATTCAGCGAGCCTGTTAAATGAAGCCCTTTTGCCCCGTCCGCGACCTTTAGGCCTCCCTTGTCGAATGGGCCAGAGGCAGCGTTTTTAGCCTCTACGGCGACACTCCTCCGAAGCTCTCCGTGGTGAGCAATAGCGTGACGGATCGGCTCATACTGCGGAAATCTTGACGTGAATTCTCTCGTTGCCGCCCGCATTGCAGCCTTGTCGACGGCGCTCTTGAGCGTCTCACATTGATGCAGGTTTGCTTTCAAAGCTTCCATGCTCTTGGCGAAGTGAAACACGGACATTGCGGCATCTCGGCTTGCTATAAGTTCCCACCCCGAAAAGATGTTGCGCTCTTGGGAGAGAGCCGACATGTACTCCATACGCCGTATGTCGAATACCGTGTCCATGACTTCGTTGGTTCGGCTAAGGTTCTGTTGTACCAGCTGTGCCGCATGTGTCTTCAAGCGAAGCGCATTTTCGACCCTGCCCGGGTACTCTCTCACGAGAGAGATGAGTAGTGATGACATCAGTTGCGCTGTTTCTCGCTCCTGAGGAGGCAAGAGTTCTAAAGGCAGAAAGTTGGCCTGCGGAAGATTCTCTCTATTCAATTGTCGATACTCGCGGCGAGTTCACGCGCGCCCCCTGCAGAATGTTTCGTTTTATGCGGTCTATCCCGGAGCCGATATCGGTGACATCTACCCCGTCCATCACCTCCAGATCGTACCGCCACCATTGGAGCTCGAGGAGTTCTGTCCTGTATCGTTCCTCAAATCTCCATTTCATCACCTTCGCAGGTGAGCCGGCAACGATCGCGTAGGGAGGAACGTCTTTTGTTACGATCGCCCCTGCACCAATGATGGCTCCATCCCCTATGGTGCAGCCCCGCATAATCGTAGCGCCTTGTCCGATCCAAACGTCATTGCCGATCGTGATCTTAGCTTGACGGGCTCCGTTGCTGCCGTGCGCTTTTGCTTGCTCGACGAGATCTTTGTTCATTTCCCAATAACGCCGCGTCTGCTCAGCGGGGAACTGCCTGATCGAGTTGTGCTCGAAGATCACGTGAGCCGACAGGTGAGCAGCGGGGTGCTGAACCAATCCAATCTGACAGCCGGGGCCGATCATGCAAAATCGACCAATGCTATTTACATGCCTTACCACGGAGTTTTCGCCACCCAGGAAGGTGAACGCTCCAATCCGCTCCACGTCGTAGAGGCCGGCGCGCAATTCTACCGGCTCTTCGACCTCAATCCGTGAGCACCCAAAGCGAAGTCTCACGTCTCCGACGATGCGAACTGACGGAGAGCTTTCTGGTGGCTTTACTGCAATGGACATGTTTCTCCCCCTCCGTGCTGAATCCACCATGTTTGCAACCTGGCGTCAACGGGTGCTCCGCGGTGTGCTTTGCGCCGCCTCCTCCCACCGCCGATTATCCCCGTCGAACACACGACGGGAGCGATCACGTTGGAAGAAGACGCCAAGACACCGGATCGACTGATGGAACTGCCAGAAGAAACGCGCAAGTTCCTTGCGCAGCTCCGCGATGACGATCTCGAAACCCTTAAGGACGGTTTGAACCTCGTCATTTCACTCCGCACAGTCGGCACTTTCATGAAGTGGCTGATCCTGTTCGTCGTCGGTACCTTCGTCGGCGGCGTGATGATCTGGGAAAACGTCCTCAAGGTGATCCGCTTCCTCACTCCCGAATTGCCGAAGTGAGGCCACGATGAACCGCACCACCTTCTTCGCCTATGTCCGCCGCGCCCCCTTCGGTGGTCGCCTCACCCAGTCGCAGATCGACGGCATGAACGCCATTCTCGATGAGTGGGATCGGCGCGGTCTACTCGATAAACGCTGGCTGGCTTACATGCTGGCGACCTCACTCCATGAAACCGGCTCCCGCATGCAGCCGATCAGGGAACTGGGCGGCGACAAGTATCTGTCGAAATACGATACCGGCAAGCTCGCAAAGGCGCTCGGCAACACTCCCCAGGCGGACGGCGACGGCCAGAAGTTCGCCGGCCGCGGGCTCGTGCAAATCACCGGACGGTCGAACTATCGCAAGTTCGGTATCGAGGCCCGTCCCGACGAGGCGCTGAAGATGCCGACGGCGGTTAGCATCCTCTTCGATGGAATGCTGGAAGGCAAATTCACCGGCCGTCGTCTGTACGACTTCTTCAACCAGAAGGCAGACGATCCGGAGAACGCGCGGCGGATCGTCAACGGTACCGACAAGTCGAAGCTGATCGCCGGCTATCACAAGAACTTCCTCGATGCGCTTGAGGCGGCGACAGAAGCCGTGCCAGTACCTGACGCCAAGCCTGAAGACGCGCAGCCCGACGACGTGCCGGCGGCTCAGAGCAAGTCCCTCTGGACTATCCTTGTCACGCTCTTCCCCGGCCTCGGCGGTCTCGCGTTCCTGCAGAATATCGACAACGTGTTCGCGCTCGGTGCCTTCGGGCTCGTGCTCCTCGCCGTCTCTGTGGGCGCGTGGCTCGTCTTCACCGGCCGGGTCACCATCAACCGTGGGAAGGCTGCAGCGTGACCTGGCTGTACGCCCTGCTGGCGAAGATCAAGGGATATGCGCTCGCAGCTGCGGGCGCTCTCTTGTTTCTGGCGTTCGCTTATCTGCGGGCCCGCCAGGACGGCAAGAACGCAGCCATGATCGAGCAGGCGCGCAAGCGTGCAGATGCTGCCCGACAGAAGAAGGAAAGCGATGATGAGGTTGATCGCATGGGCGCTGATCGCCGTCGCGGCGAGCTCGGCCGCTGGATGCGCGACAAGCGGTGATTTCTGCGATGTCGCGAGTCCTATTCGCCCGTCTGTCGACGACACTCTGACCGACGGTACGTCGAGCCAGATCCTTAAACTGAACCGCTACGGCGAAAAAGCCTGCAGGTGGAAACCATGACGCAGCTCCCTGACCTTCCCGAGATCGATGCCCTCGCGGACAATGATGTCCTCTATGTGTGGGATGCGAGCACGCCAAGCGCTCCTGACAAGAAGATCACTGGTCTGAAACTGAGGCCGGCCGGCGCGAAGGTCACTCACTATTTCCGGTACGAGTCCACCGTCATCATCCCGGCGATCAACGCCGCGACTGAGGGCTCCGCAACGATCGCTGTGGCAGGCGCCGCCGTCGGCGATCACGTCGTGTTCAATATGCAGGATGCGCTGCCGGCCGATCTCGGCATAACCTCGGTTCGGGTGTCTGCGACCGATACTGTTCAGGTGCGATTCCGCAATCTCCACACCGCGAATGCATACGCTGGCGGCACCCTCGCCTGCACTGCTCTCGTCATCCGCTCGGCTGCGGCTTGACGTTCCCCACTGTATTCGGGGAATGCGGGAACGCGGGGAACGCCCCAACACGATTTCAAACACTTGACCCAAATTCCTAATCTGGGGGTCGCGCGTTCGAATCGCGCCGGGATCACCATTTTTCCTGACGATAACGACGAGCGCCCAAGGCGGCTTATCGGCCGCTCTGGAGCGTTCCAGTATTTCGTTGAAAAACTG